ATACATCCCTGCATTAGCAGCTGATGTGACTCTATAGTAGTTAGTACTACGAAAACTGAATAGAAAACTGAATAGGGACAGACGAAAATTCTGTCCCTTTTTATTTTATTAGAATAGGAGAGATAGAATGTTAACACATGATTATTTAAAAAACCACAAGGTAGCTACAGTCTACGGAGACATTAACTTCGATGAGAAGGGTGAGTCAGAAGACTTAACGTTAGAGCAACAAAAAGAGTTCGAATCACACCCAGGATTCAACTTCGTAGAGCCAAAGAAAGAAGTAAAGAAAGCTCCTGCAAAGGCTAAAGCTACGATTAAAAAAGAAGAATAGAAAGGTAAAGGTGATTGGGTATGATTAATAACCCATACGAAGGTAATCAGTATCAACACAACAACGAGAAGCTGATAGACCTTGACAAAGTAGATAGTTATAAACTAGCAGACTATGGTTTAACTGTAGACGCAGTAAAGATTAACCACTTTGGTATTGACGTTACAGACCCACGAACTGGTAAATATCTACCTGACGCATTCTATATGGCTAAGATAGAGCAAGCGGTCGCACAGGTAGAGAAGCAGTTAGATATTGTTATCCTTCCTCGATTCGTAAAAGAACATCATGACTTCCATCGTAATGACTTCGAGAGCTTTATGTTCGTACAAGCTCATCGTAGACCGATCCTACAGATGGAAAAAATCGTACTAGAATATGGTGGAGGAACAATCTTTAACTACCCTACAAAGTGGTGGAGAGTTAATAAACTTCCTGGGCATATTGAAATGTTACCTACTCTTATGTCGTCCGATATGGGGCAAGGGTTAAACCTTTCTCACGCTTACTCAGGATACCCGATGATTACAGGTATTCCGAACTTAGCAGGAAACAATAACTACGCTCCTCAAATGTTCCATGTGGAATATATTGCAGGACTATTACCACCTAAGCGTAGTGGGGTAGCCGAGCCGTGGGAACTACACCCTGACTTATGGACACTAATCATTAAGCACGCTCTAAAAGAAGTATTCCAACAGTGGGGCCGCCTAATCATTGGTGCAGGTATTGCGAACATGTCCATCTCTATTGATGGTGTATCGCAAAGTATTGATACAACTCAGTCTGCTATGTATGGTGGGGCTTCTGCCGATATCCTACAAATCGACCGAGACATCGAGGAACTAACAAAAGGCTTACGGGCTTACTACGGAATGAACTTAGGAATTATTTAAGGAGGGATAGACAATGGCAGAGAAACCATCCATGCTCCAAACGATGTCTACGGCCGCGATCCGTACAGAGATGTTAGACATCCACGTTGACTCTATGTCCCTTCCTGCTCTTTGGGAGAAGTCGTATCTATGCCCTTGCCGAGATAAAGCGACACGACAACCGAACCAATCATGTAAGGTATGTCATGGTCGTGGGATTGCATACCTACCTGGAACAAAGATAGGTATTATCGTCCAATCTCAAGAGAAGGGTGTATTCAACGGAGACTTGGGATTAATGGACTCAGGAACTGCCATTGGTACTCCTGACCGAGATTACCAAGTAGCTTTCCGAGATAGACTTACGATCCTAGCTCCTGATTCTACTATTTCCCAATCTTTCATTTTCGATGTAACGTCACGTAGGGTAAAGAACGGATTCTACATGGTATACGATGTCAAGTCTATCGAACTTGTTAGAACGATGGAAGATGAACTAGTAGAAGGTACAGACTACACGTTTGACCGTGCTAAGAACCTGTTTTACCCTAAGGAGCACTTAATGGGACAGAATGTATCTATGAACATTAAAACGACTCTACGGTACCTTGTAGCCGACCTATTGAAGGAACATCGTTACGCAAGGGACACAAGTGGAAAGTTACAACGTCTACCACAAAAGCTATTACTAAAACGTGAGGACGTATTCATTGATAAAGAAGCATTCGAAATTGGAGTAGACAACAAAGAGCTTAGTCTAGAGATTGATGCGAAGAGTAAACCGAACCCTGATGGTCTGAACGGATTCTTTAGGAAGCGTGAAGGCTAATGGTTAGGAAGGCAAGACGACCTAGGTTATTTAAGAGTAACAACGCTATCAAAACAGCAATGACTAACCTAGGTGACAACCTTGCTCAAGACGTGTTAGATACAGGTATGAAAGCAGTTATAGATAGTAAACCGAAAAATGTTTCTGCTAAACGCATGCCGAAGTACCTACAACTAACAGAGGAACGGTTAGAAAAGTTAGAGGTCATCGACCTTAAACCATACTTCGCAAAAAGCTCTAAACGTAAGACAAAGAAAGACGGTGGATGGTACTTAACAGTACCGATTAGACGTAAGGCTAGAGGTATGTCTAGACGGATGTATGAACAACTCCGTGCAGTCGATATCGGTGATAGTCCTAAGCAAACAGTTGTATCGGATTATCTATACGACCGCAGAAGACAGTCTGACGCTTCTCTACTGAATTACACACCGAAGTCTAATAACATCACGAAGATGAAATCAGGAAGTAATAGACACGATTACGTAGCTTTCAGGACAGTCTCTGATAAGTCGCCAGCAGGAAGTTGGATCATCAATCGTGACAAGGTTAACAAGGACGATACGTCCAAAACATTCATTGCAAACGTTAACCGATTAATGAAGTGGAAGATGAAAAATGGTATGTAGAAAGTTAGGAGGTGGACTACAATATGATGCCTAGTATCGACTCTTATTTATATAACGAAATAGAGGAGAAATTAAAAATTTTCCTTACGAACCGTTATATTATAGAGGAAATCTTAAAAGATATACAACCTCGTGTAGCAAATAACTTCATGAGAACGTATGCAGGGGATGACCCAGTTAGGGAGATTCCGATTGTATACACGATGCCACAGGATAAACAAACACAACAAGGAGCTATCTATATCGGTCTACGAGAAGGAGTAGAATCGGACACAAGTATTGGTAATACCGAAGACACCTACTTGTTTAAAGAGGGAGCTTTAATCGAAGATGAGTCGTTAATCCATGTATCGGATGACAAGACACGACTGTACTTCGAAGTATCGAAACCGATTGGTGAGTTAGAAGTTGTGAGGGGCTTTGAGTTCTCCCGAGAAGATAACGTTACAGTCGAGGGCAACAGAGTATATTTTGACTACGATCCTGAACTCGCTAATATCCTAGACCCTTTTAAGGTAGTCTACATAGCCACAACGGGTGAAGAGGTTGGGTTAAAGCAAGGTTTCACTGCTACAGAACAATATTCGGTGTTAGTTGTATCTACGAACATGGATACAGTGAGGTGCTTAGATATAGTGATTAAAGCTATCTTAATCCTAATGCGTAGTAACCCTGAAGAGTTAACGAACAATCTTCTACAAAGACTGCAATTCGGTCAGATAGAGGAAGTTAACTTAGGTAGGGAGAACGGTACTAACCCTGAGATTCTATACGGCAGAGAGACAATTGTAACATACAAAACTTCTTATAACCTAGATGCTCCGCTATTGGACAAGCTAGAGAAAATCATGGTTAACATGAAGGTAGAAGGAGGGAAATAGCAATGACTAAGGTTGAAAAAGAGGTTAAAAAAGCAACAGAGGTAGAACCAATTAAACCGTATGTGCATGTAGATACATTCCTACAGACCGCAGTCCCAATGTTTGGTATGAGTAGTATGCAAGCAGCAGGATTCAAAGCTCTAATGAATGGTCGCCACTATCAAACGGACGAGACAGTTTTCCTCAACGAGCTTAAACAATATTTAGGTTTAGAATAACGCTAAAATAGAAAGGAAGATAAAACGCTATGGTATCATACGGACACGACAGAAAGCGTCCTCACACAGAGATTACTCTTAACGCTAGTGGTTTAGGGTCAGCTAACGCAAGAAGTGAAAAACCTCTTGTATTAATCGGTTCTGCAACTGGTGGACAACCAAAAGTTCCTGTAGAACTAACGAACTTTGCACAGGCTAGAGACTTCTTCCGTGGTGGGGAACTATTAGACGCAATCGAAATGGCTTGGAACCCATCTCCTAATACTCGTGGAGCAGGTAAGATTTACGCTATTCGTGCAGACGATGCAAAACAAGGAACAAAAACAAGCGGAGGATTAACAGTTACTTCTAAACTTTACGGTGCAGATGCAAACGAAATCCAGTACGCATTAGATGACAATACACTAACGCAGTCTAAACGTTTTAGCGTGTACTTCACAAAAGAACGTTACGAGCAAGTGTACGACAACATCGGTAACATTTTCTCTATCAAGTACAAAGGGGCACAGGCTTACGCTGGGGTTGAGGTTAAAGTAGACGCTACATCTAAACTTGCAACACAGTTGATTTTAAAAGCAGGTGCAGATGCACAAGGTGCTACTGTAGTTCGTACTTATACGTTAGGAACTGGTGTATACCAAAATGTTAACGTACTAATCAATGACATTAGTAACCTACCTGACTTTGAAGTAGTTACAAACTCTCTAGGTGGTAACAAAAACGTAGAGACTCAATTCTTAGACGTACTAACAGAGACTCCTATCAAGGCAACTGCTAAAATGTTAACTGCTATTGGGGCAGACCTAGTTAACCAAACTGACACTGACCCATACGTGAAGTTATCATACGATCCGAAAACTGCAATCCCTGCTACAATTCCAGTTACAAACTTAGCTGGTGGATCAACAACTGTACCTGGGGAATCTTGGGCAGAGTTATTCACGGCAGTAGCAGACCTAGGAGCGTACTACATTGTACCTCTAACTGACAAAGAAGCTATTCACGGTGAACTATCTCAGTTCTTACGTGATGAGTCAGGCGCAGGAAACCAACTACGAGGATTCGTAGGTGGAGGTCTAAAAGACACATTCGACAAGTTGAAAGCTCGTCAAGCAGGATTACGTAACCCTCGTGTTAGCTTAGTTGGTAACTCAGGAACTCGTAGAATGTCAGACGGTCGAGTATACAACTACCCTGCATACATGGGTGCTGCTCTAATCGGTGGTATCGCAAGTGGTATCGCAGTAGGGGAGCCAGTTACATACAAGAAGTTAAATGTGGAAGCATTAGACATCAAGTTCACTGGCGACCAGTTAGATCAGTTAGACGGAGCAGGAGTAGTAATGGTAGAGTTCGTTCGTACTCGTGCAAGCTCTTACTTCCGTATCGTAAGTGACCCAACTACTTACAACACTGCTTCAGAGCCTGTACAAAACCGTGTATCTTTAGGAGAGGTTAGTGACTTCCTAACTACTGAGTTACGTACAATGTTAGACGAACAGTTCATCGGAACTCGTATCCGTAACACGTCTGCATCTATCATCAAGAACGCAGTTGAGTCTTTCCTAGACAACCAAAAGAATGTAGATGGTCTAATCGTAGACTACAACCCTGACGATGTACAAGTTGTTATCACAGGTAACTCTGCTCGAATCAACATCACTGTACAACCAGCTCGTGGTCTAGACGACATCACAGTAGGTATCAACTACGTAGACAACAAGCTAACTGCTTAATAGAAGGGGAGCGATCCCCTTCTATAAATAATAAAGAACAGGAGTGAACTACACATGGCATCTGTAACTAACCAAACGGTACAGACTGGTAATACAGTATACTTCATGATTAAAAACGTACCGATTGCTCGTGCTCAGTCTATCTCAGCAGAGCGTAGCTTTGGTACAACTGGGGTATACCAAATCGGTTCTATCATGCCACAAGAACACGTTTACTTAAAGTACGAAGGTTCTGTAACAGTAGAACGTTTCCGTATGAAGAAAGAGAACTTAGCGACTCTTGGCTTCGCTGCTTTAGGTGAAGAAGTGCTTCAAATGGACATCCTTGATATCGTGTTGTACGATAACTACACACAAGAAGTTATCATCGCATACCGTGGGTGCTCAATTGATACATACAGTGAAGATGTTAAAGCGAACGAAATCACTTCAGAGAGTGCTCGTTTCTACTTCCTAACATCTGCAAACGTACGAAGCGTATAATAGAACGAATGAAAGACCCGAGAGGGTCTTTTTATTTAGCTTAAAATCCTATCAATAGTTAGAAGGGAAGGTACCCTGTTATGACATTCCTAGGTGATAAGTTTAGAGACAACATGTATATGCATCCTGAAAGAAAGCTAGGGGAGTTAGAGCTAGAGCTTAGACAAACTGGTAAGATGATTAGCGCATTAAAACTGGATAGCCTGTTAAACGTGGATACGGTCGCACCTGGTAATGACGATGTATTAACATACGAAGCAGTATCAGGAAAGTGGAAACCTAAACCACCAACAGGAGGAGGGGCTAATAGCAGTTCTCCAATCTATCTTGTGGAGTTATCGAAGTGGGGTATCAAGAACAACGGAACGAGTGCAGTCGCAACTACAAAAGGACTAAATGACGCAATGCTATGGGCCGCACAGAACGGATACATGGAAGTAGTATTACCAAAAGGTACGTACCTTATTGATAAAGATAGCCAGTTAAGACCGCAGAGCTTCCAAGTACTTAACCTAAACGGCTCCACTTTGCAAAAGGAAACAAACGGATACACAGGATATAGCGTTATCAGTTTCAAGGATAACCAAGTGTATTCAAGAGTTACAAACGGTATTATCCGAGGTGATAGAATAACGCACGACTTCAGTAGCGGTGGTTCGCATGAAGGTGGTTACGGTATTGAGGTAGGTAGCTTCTCTCCTCCTGCAAACGGAGGTAACAACTGCCGATTCATCTTTATTGACAAACTAGAGATATTCGATTTCACAGGAGACTCTATCACTATCAATAGTTCCTTTGGACAGATTTCACCTGT